CTTTTTTCACCTGTTGTGTTTGCATTTAAAGCATACGCTCCAACTGCTGTATTATAACTAACCGTTGAATTTGTAGATAAAGCATGATCTCCTAAAGCTGTATTATATCTTCCATAAGTATTAACTTCTAAAGCACTGGAACCAACTGCAGTATTTCCTTCATTTCTATTCTCTTTTAATGCTTGATAACCGACTGCTGTACAAGTATCACCTGTTGTATTTTTTTGGAATGCTTGATATCCAATTGCTACATTGCCTGCTCCGATTGTGTTTGCTGCTGCTGCAGAAGCACCAATTGCAAGATTAAATGCACCAGTTGTATTAGCAACTAATGCTGAACCGTCTAATGAACCAGCAAGGTTACTAGTTAAACTACCTCCACCAGTTGTGAATCCACTTCCAGTTCCACCTCCTGCACCTAGAATTGTAATAGTTCCTGCATCATCTTTTAAACGTAACTGACTATCAGTTCCGTAATAAAGTGATCCATATCCAGTTGCGGGAGTTGCAAGTCCAGATGTTCCACTTGTCGAAAAAAGTATTTGACCACCCGTTGCACCTAATTTTAATGTTCCTGACATAATTATGAGTTAATATACATGAGTATGTATCTGCTGAAAACTGACATAAAAAAAAGGTCAGAAAAATTCTGACCCTTAAAACTATCCGGACGCCCAGATGTTTTGTAATTAAGTGAGGTTGCCCTCACAAAAATTATGCTGCTACAAAAGTAACGTCACCTGCAAAGGTGGTTGCTGGTGTAGATTGTACTTCATAAGCCATTTCTGGTTCTTGAGCTGTTAAGGTTAGTGTATAACCATTCAAATCTCCTACCGCGGTTCCGCTGGTCGAAGTTCCTGCACTTACTACTGCGCCTCTTGTAAGACCCATTAAGAAGTATTTTCCGTTGTTGTCTTCGTAAATAAGCTTCAGATTTCTGTTGCGAGCTATCAAAAGAATTTCATTTCTTTTTTCGGCTTCCATCTTCTGAAGGTTAAAGGTAAAAGCTTGTTCGAAGTAAGCTGTTCCGTTTTCATTGGAGATATTAAAGGTCTCTGTGAATGATCCTACGTTTTTAGCGATCTGGAATTCATACATTGTACCAGTTCCACCTGTTGCACTAGTGATCAAAGATTGACTACCAGTTGCAGAAGAAACGGTTAGAGTACCAAAATCAACATCAGATCCAATGTAAACGCTACCAGAGACCCCCCCTATACTATCAATACAGTCTAGTGGAATTCCGTATGTTAAATTACATGCCATGGTTGTTGTTTATTATTTTTTTTAATAAGAGTGTGACCAATACGATCACACTCTTTTATTGTTTTACAGATTAAGCTACTGTTGAGATGAACTGGTTAGCAATTGCTGCAGTTCCCATTCTCCAAGCTGCTAAGAATTTAACATCATCTTGACTTGGATCATAATAGAATCTAAATCTATCTTGATCGTTGTTAAGACCAGTACCGAAGAAAGCGTATTTCTTAGGGCCTAAGATTACTGTAGGAACTACTGGAGATCCTAAATCTACGATGCCGGGTGCTAAAAATACCTTAATATTAGTACCGGGGAAAATAAAGGAATTTTCCGGTGATCCAGATACGTTATTAATGTTAGGATATTGCAATAAAATTGCGTTACCTTTGTTTTGTAAAGCTTGTGTTAGCTTAGAATAAGTAGCAGCAGACACATACATGATAAGGTCATCTTCTTGTAATACTGCTGGATTAGCAAGTGCCAAAGCGTCTACCATTTTCCAGAAACCTGCATAAGCTGTAGAAGCAGATGCAAAATCAGAAGCTGCAGAAACGCCAGAGATAGCACCAGCAGTTACTGAAGTTTGGTCGATAAGACCATCTAGAGATCCGCCGTCACCAGCCCAGATTGTTTGCTCGATGTATTTGTTAATTTCTCTAACTTTTAAATCACCGATTTGTTGTTCGAAAACTGGTGTTTCGTTTGCATAAGCAGAAGCGCTCATGACAGAAGAGATCCAGTATTCTCTAAGTGTTTCCACACACATTACTTCTTTTAATTGCTTTGTAGCAACTACTAAGTTTTGTTGTGTGAAGATTGTGGTATTACCAGTTGCTCCAGCGAATCCGCAAGAGTAATCTTCTACAGAAACACCAGCACCTAAGATGTTAATTGCCGTAGTTCCAGCAGTTAAATTAGGTCTAATTGTTAAGTTTTGTACGGTTTGTGGTTTAAGTACCGCGCGGATGATCAAATCGGTTGAAAGTTGATCGGTATAGGCGGTTAAACCTGCTACATTAAATGACATAGTTTTATAGTTTTATTATTTTTTTATAAAGAATTTTTAAGTTCTTTAAATCTGTCTACAATATCTGTAGACTGACCGAATTCCATTTTAGAATCGTTAATAGTTGTAATCTTGCCGGCTGCAGGTGCTTTTGCAAATTTTGCATAATGCTCTTCCATTTTAGCCATTTTAGATTTCATGTCTGCCATTTCAGTTACTAATGGTTCCATAGCCATCATTACCTTTGTCATAGCTTCTTCAATCTTTTCAGCAATTGCTGCTTTAACTGCGTCTGCTACGGGTGATTCTGGTTCAGATCCATCCATTGGACCTTCGTCTTCCATTTTTACTTTTTGGGCTTCCTCTTCAACTACCTCTTCTACGTCTTCTGCTGCTTCAAGTGGCTTCAAAGAAACGATAGATCCAGATTCGTCAACTAAGACTACTGTACCATCTTCTAAAGTATGTTCACCTGTTGGTGCTGGAGATTTGCTACCGTCTTCTGCTACTACTACTAGTGCAGCACCTGGTACAAATTCTTCTGCCTCAACTACAGTTCCATCCTTTAGCTTTGCTGATGCCAACTTAACTTGCAATCCAAGAACGATACGGATTTGATTAAGTTTGTTTTTGTAATTCATGCGATTATTTTATTTTGATTTACGTCCATGAATATGTCTTTTTGGTATATGACATTTCCTTAGTCCGATTTTATGATTGTAATATTGACATAATAGATTCTACTAAGTCTTTTTCACTTTTTATTTGTTCGTAATCTACCTTATCTATAAAATTACCTTCTATAGAAAATCCTTGGTATTTGCCTTCTTTAACCATTTCCCAAACCTTAGGATCTGTTACTTTCATTTTAACCATCCAGGTTCCTACAGGCACACCTAATTTGTATACCGAATTAGCTTTGTCAGATTCATCTTCTGTAAGCCAAGATTCAAAGACAAAACTACCACCATGTACATTATCGTTATGATCTAGATTAGTAGAACCAAGTCTAGTTTCACGCATAAATTTCTCTTGAATTTTTGCAATAGTCTCTTTAGAAAATTTAACATAATACATTTCACCGGTTTCTTCGTCTCTTCTAGGAATTTCCATATCTGGTATCATAGCAGGTCCAACTAAAACTTGTTGTTCTTTTTCCACTGCAAAAGCAAGTTTGCTCATAGCTTCAGAATGCTTAGGATGTGATTTAGGTAACAAGTCATTATCTTGTGTGTAGTCTTTGTCAGATGGTGCAGATCCAGATAAGATTCTTAGGAAAGCATTTACTCTGCCCATTGCCCATTGGTTACGTCCCATGCCTTTACGACCTGGTGTTCCTACCGAGAAAGCACCTGCACCTCTACGCCAAACTGCTTTAAGCATACCAAGATCTGCCTTCTGGCTATCTTGTGTGTTCTTTTCGTTGTGCTCTTTAATTTTATCTTTTAATGTGCTTTCTACTTCCTGTGATACTTCTATACCACCTCTACTCGTTTTAGTGTCCCCTGGTTCGTTTTTTTCTGAACCAGTTCTACCTCTTTCTTCTTTTGGTATTCTTGATATAGGTCTTTCTGCAAATGCCTGTGCTTTAACTGGAACACAATTTGGTGTACCATCTGGTTTTAAACCATAAGCTTCATAACCATCCCAACATGGATTAGGTTCTATAAATTCTTCTTCTTCTAGTATTGGTCCGCCAGATATCCAAGCATCGCAAGTTCTGGCTGCTGCACATTTAAAATCAAACGCTTCACAATAACCTAATTCACCTGCTTGGATTGCATCATAAGGATCTGCGAGGGTACCCTCACCAATTCCTGCAGCAATGCAAGCAAGCATTGGTTTAGTCCGAATAAAGAATCCGCAGTTACCACAGGTTGAACTTTTAGCATCTTTAATTGTCGTGTTAAATTTATCTGCTTTTGCTTGCCAATATTCCTCATTAGGTTCACCAGGATTTAGTGGTCCGTAATTAGCTTGTTCTATTGCATCTTGTCTATTAGCAAGATTTAGTTCTATATCTACTGTCGCTTCTGGACATCCGTATTCATTAAACTTACTTTTCTTCCTAGGCGTTTGTTCCACATAAGGTGGTAAGCCAGAAGTATCATAACTCATTTCTTCACGTATGCTTTCTAATTTGTTGCTTGCCCATTCTATTCCTGCTGTTCCACCCCATGCATCCCACATAAGTTTACCACATCCTTCAGAATAAGGTGTATCTGCATTCTGTGCATGTCTAGCAAAGCTTGCCATCCGTGCTATGGTCTCTTCAGAAATAGGTTCTCTATTCGCCAACTGGTTAGCTCTTGCTTTGCCAATTGGTGTTCCACAATCACCCCAACCATTTTCTTCTGCATAAGCTAATGCTCTTTTAGCAGCTTCTGTTGCAGACTCGGGATAATCTGTATAAGATTCAAATTCCATATCTTTATAAAATTCTTGCTCGTACATAGAAATACATCTAGCAACTGCTTCGTCCTGGTCCTTACCTTCAGCTAATAAAACAGGCATACATCTGCCCATAAAATCAGGTTGTGATTCTCCTGCGGTAGGTTTTACAAATTCCTGATTACGCATGTAAATGAAGTATCTTTCAATAGCAGGTTCGTCTACCAAGGCAATAGAGGAAACGCCAGATTCTTCTAGCTCTTCCATTACCTCCAGTTCTATAACACGCTTTTCTTTATTTTTATTTTCCATATTAGAATTTATATATGTGAGTATGGTTTTTTAGATTTTTGCCAAATCCATTAATCTCTTATTGGCTTCTTGTTGTGAAGTCATGTCAGAAGCTACCACATAGGTTTTAACAATTGGTGCGGGTTGTGATGCCATCATAGCTTGTATAGTGTCCATATTAGCCATCATTCCTCCGTCCTGATACTTTCTATTACCAACAGAATTAATTGCCGTTAACATAGGTAAAAATGATTGTGTAGACCTTCTATTAACTACATACTCACCACCTTCTAGTTCTCCAAATCCTGTTTTAATTCCTCCCTGTGCATGAGAAGGTCCTTGTAATAATCCACCTTCAGCAAAAGTAGATCCAGTAGGTTTAGTTGCTGGTGCAGCCGCTGCTCCTGCAGATGGGACAGTAGGAACCTGAACTGCCGTAATTGATTTAACTGCTTTAAAACCAGAAGCAAGAATAGTTGCAACGTTAATAACTTTAGCAACTACATCGAAAGGTGAAGGCAAAACAGATTTTTGTTTTAAAGCTTCTGTTACACCTTGATAAGTATTAATAGTTGCTTGTGCAATTCCTAATGCCTTCCCAGCTACTGTATCTCTACCAATTAATTCAGATAATTGTCCAATAGAATTACCAGCTTCACTTAACTGTTGTCGCTTAAATCCATATTGGTCAGCATCAATCTGTTTGTTTGTTTCTGCAATCTTACCGTTAAATTCTGTTTGTTGGGCTTCAATTGCTTTTAAAGCATCGGCGTTACCTTGTGCAGCAACTCTTTGTGCTTCTAAACTATTATTAAATTCAACTGCTTTATCTGCAAGAAATTGTTTTTCTGCGTCAAAATCTCTAATTCTAACGTCTTGCATCGCAATTAATCCAGCATTAATATCTCCTTCTATTAAGGCTCTATCTTTTTCAAGTGCTTCTTTTTTTGCGTTGTAAACCTTTTCATTATACTCGGCGGTAATTGCTAATGCTTTTTCACCTTTTGCAATTTCTAATGCTGCTATTTCATCAGCATTATCTTTATTTTTTGTAATTAAGGCGTCGTAAAATCTATCACTTTCTACTAGAGCTAAATCGTATTTTTGTTTTTCACTAACTGCTAATGCCTTAGCAGTTTCGTCTGCTAACTTCTTATCTTCTTCAACTTTCTTCTTTTGCTCCTCTGTCAACTTAGCATCTCTAGCAGTCTTGTCGTTAGTATATTTTGCTTCTAAATCATTTCTTTGAGCCAGTAAAGCTTTGTATTCATTAGACCCTTCTTTTTCAAGAGCCATTAAATCTATAATTCTTTTCTGCTCTCTTGTGTACTCTTTGTCTTTGTAAGCTTGTTCTGCTTGTAAAGCTTGAATTGTACTTTCTGATTTTTTAATTTGTGATTCTGCAAGTTCATCATTAGATTGCTGAACTTGTTCGTTAGTATTAATTAAATCCTGTGCTGCCTTTTTAGTTTTAGCTGCAGCATCAGCATTATTTTTATTTCTTTCTTCTCTATCTTTTTTCTCTTTATCTGTTAGCCTTTTGCTACCTTCAGTGAATGATTTTTCTGCAGATGCAGATGCTGTTTTATAATTATCAACTACATCTAGTATTCCATTACCTACACCAACTGCTAAATCTTTTACATTAGTAATACTTTTAACATAACTGTCTTTTACTGATGTTGCAACATCTGCAACGCCTTCTTTTATTTTATCGAAATCTAATTCAAATACACCTTGTAAAACTTTTCCTGCTCCCTGAGCAACATTTACTAAAGTTTTAAATGCGTTAACTAAATTATTAATAATAAATTCACCAAAGGGTTTAACTATTCCAAATAAAGAACCAAAAACACCAGAAAGAACACTTACCGTTTTGGTTAGTCCTTTCATGAACTTGTCATTCTCCATTAGACCAATAACTAAATCAATAAACAGATTAGCAATAGGTTCAAGAATAGCAAAAAGACCATTTAAGATTTTTGTAAATCCTTCAGAGACTTTAGTTAGTTTTGCTTGTCCTTCTTCAGTACGACTTAAAGCTTCTTTCAGTGCCATGAATGCACCTACAATAAGTGTTAAGGTTACGACAAAAGGATTAGCAAGAAATGCTTTAAAAGTTTTATCTAAACCCTGCATTGCACTACCTACCTTACCTACAACACCTGGTTGTGCAGCAAGTGCATCTTGTACTTCTTGACTTCTTAAAGTTGTTACTTCTAATGTGTCATTCAGATCGTTGTATTCTGCTTTTGCTTTTGCAAATGCAATCTTATCACCAGTAGCTTGTGCCTCTTGCATAGCAACCTGCGCTTTCCTAATCTGCAATTGAAATTTAACAAACGCATCTTCTGCTTCCGAGGTATCGACCGTTATTTTAGGTTTTGTAGCCATTTCATTTTATTATTTTTATAAACATCCACTATCTAAACTGCCATTAAAGCTAACATAACTTCTAGCTTGGTAAGGATCCGGTAACTGGAATGATGGGAATGTCACTGAATTACTTCCACAATATGCTCCTTCAATATTTCCTGGACTAAAATCAGTAGCTAAAACTGTATTATAAGCATTAGCAAAACAAGATGACCCAAATGTTTTTTCCACATCATAATAATAGTAATAACCCGGGGTTCCATTAAAGTTAAAAATTGATACCTCATTATCGATTGTAAATAATTGGACACTTTGTGTGAATGTACTATTATCTGGTGATTGATATAATGTAAGCGTCCCATGTGTACCAAACAAACCATTCATCCTTAATTCTACATCGTAATAAGACGGAGGTGGTGTTGGTGGTGGTGGTGTTGGAGGTGGGGTACCACAAGCAACTCCTGCACTAACAACAGTAAAGGCTGCAACATCTAACAAAGGAAATCCAGGTATAAGAGTACCAGTGTTTACACAATTAGTTAAAGTTACATTACCTAGAGTTGAAATGTATTCATATTCAGTTAATTCAGTTGTACAATTATAGTATTTTATGTAACCAATATCAGTCACATTAATTACTATATCCTCTTCACAATCTTCTGGAGGTGGCGGAGGTGGTGGTGGCGGAGGCGGTGGTGGTGGGGGCGCATCTTCACACGGATGAAAATCAATAGGAATATTAATCGTACTTTCACATACACCAGTAGAAGTTACTGTAATTTGTGTGGCAGTAGTATCAGCATTCACTACGTAATTAGCCAATAAAGAAGTACGCGGAACACCACTTGCTAATACACCCGATACATTATCTGAGATTGTAAAGGGTCCAGCATCTGTTCCTATCGAACTTAAATTTATGTTAACTGCTATCGTTGGCATATTTTATTTTTTATGTACATGAGAACGTTTGTGTTAAATCTGTTCCTGATATTGTAAATGGCGTTCCATATATTGCACAGACTGAACCATAAGCAGGTATTGTTTCTGCAGAATGATTAATTCCATCGCAATCTTCCCAATCTCCTGTCCAATCGAAAGGCTGATAGTTAAAATATTGGAAGCAAGAATTAGCACAAACGAACGAACCTTGCCATGCATCTGTAATTGGTGAGGTTGGATCTGCAGGTCCTGCTTCGACTAATAAATACATGCTATTAGTATAAGGACTACCTAGTGTACCGCTATTAGCTGTACTTAATGAAGCGCCCCAAGGTCCTGGATAAGTTGCACTACCGGCCCAACCAGATGTTGTAATTAAACCTGTAGAATCGTATAAACTAAATCTATTTGGTCTATCTAAAACAGTCCAGTTAAATTGAATTGTGCCTGCTCCTAAATCATCACAAATAAAGTAATTTTCGTAAATGTGATAGTCATTACCAGCATAAGATCCAGAAATAAAATCATCGCAAACATAACAGAAACCTCCAGTGCCACCAGTACAGTTACCGTTTATAAATACTTGGGTATCTGCTTCTATTCTTGCAAAACCTGCATCATAAATGTAAAGTGGATCACAACATACTTCTAGATCGTTAGCATAAACGTAAATTGAATTACCGCCTGTGCCTCCTGTAATATTACAAGATGGTGTTGTACACTTCCAAGCAGTTCCGCCACTTACTCCACAATCGAAAATAGTACCAGTTAAATTAACAGAGAATCTATATTCTGCACCACCTGTACTTGGACTAGCAGGAGCATAAGTATAAGTACTAAACCTAACTGTGTTTTGGGAATTTATAATTGATCCACCTTCTACTTTAGTAGTAAATACTCCAGTGTCGTGCGAAGCACCATAAACTAATGTGCCTTTTACATAAGTGCCCGGTGAAATTGGTCCGGTATAATTGAATGGTGTATTTGCAGTAATTGTAACTAAATCCTTAGTACTTTCAGGCATGAAATTTAAACCATCAAAAGATTTAGTAATTGCAAATGCCCCAGTTCCATTAACATTAGAATTAAAATCAAAAAATACATCTATTGTTTCGTTACCGCAAGGTTCACAAGATCCAGGATCGCCAGTTGCATTTACTGCTCCAGTTCCACCCGTAACTTCTACTGCTGCTAAACCGTTATAATACCAACCATTTGAAACTGGTGTTCCTGTTTGATCAGAAAATAGTACAGTAGCAGTATTTAAATCTTCTGAATCTGCATAGAAATTAAAATTAGAAGTATTAACACAACAAGATGCTTCACATAATGTAGATCCTGTACAACCAACATAAGGAGTTAGATCGTAAATTAAACAGTTACAGATATCGCAAGATCCTGATTGTGTTCTAATACCATTGTTAATAAAAACATAATTAGTGTTATCATAAGCATACCAACCATCTGAAGGAAAAGCAGAACCTATAGAGTTAGCATAAAACACTGTGTTGGTATACCAAGTTGCAGGATCGTTGTTTTGCATCCAAAATTCTCCAGTTGCTCCTTGGCAACAACATGCTAAACAAGCATCACCAGTTGCTCCAAAATAACAAAGTTCTAATGGATCTAATTCTGGAATACACTCACAAAGAGCAGGACTAACGTCTATTGTATCAATAACAGTAACAACAGAACTTGCATTTAAAGTATAAACATAAGTACCATCTGAATAATAACCTAAAGGTGCAAAGATTGATCCTCCAGCATTTAAAAAGAATCTAGTACCAACTACAATATTATCGGGATCAGCAACAAAGACTGCAGTTATTGTACTAAATTCTTGACAGCATACTGCGTTACAAATAGATTCTGACGAATAACAAATATCTCCTACTATTTGATTAGGTGCAGAAATTGCTAAATCAATATTACTAATTTTAAAAAGTACTACTTTACATGGACTTGATTGACCTATTACATAATCATTAATTGAATTAACTAAATAATAAGCATCTTTAATCCAAATTAGATCGTTAAATCTAAGATCTACAATATCAGAATAATCTAAAACAAATTCTCCTTCAAAAGAATAAGCATAATCTTTAATTTGTTTTGTATTCCCACCTGTTTCAATTACTTCTATAATTTGACCATAAGTTGCATCGTACCAAGTTCCCCAAAATCTTTTAAAAGTAGTTAAATCTGACTTTCCATTAGGATTAGGAGCAAGGGTATTATTCCAATTAACTGTAGAATTAGTCCAATCTAATAGAAAGTTTGAACTCGTCCAAGGATTAGGATAATAACCACTCATTAAAGGAACTTGCTCTTGCTCTTGTGCTACTCCGGCATCATCTCTTAAATACCAAGATTTAGAAATTATAGTATCAGGTCCGCCGCTTCCGCATAATTGATTATACCAAGCAATTCTTAATTTAGGTTGTATGGGTTCACGTTTAGTAGGTCCATCATTAATAGGAGTATTTTTTGCAATGTGTGGAATTAAAAAAGTCTCTGCGGCAAGCACATCAGCATCAGATGCTCCTGCGCCGTAACCGATTGGTGCTAAAGGTAAGGTTGCAAAAATTCCTTGTACATCTTTAATACCTTTAATAATTTCTATTTGTGAATCTTTATTTAGCTGACCATAAACTTGTTTTGTTGCCTGTTGGTAATTATAGTTTACGAAATCCGTATCTTCTTGATCCTTGTAAGTTATAAAACGCGGTTGAGACTGAAATAAAGGAGTTAACTTATAACTCTTTTTATCGTTTAATTTATCACTCCAATCTTTTACACCTCCTTGTTTAATCCAATCTTTCCAAGGTGTAATTATAAAATGTTTAGGTTTAGTTCTACTAGGTTCCCATACAAATTTAAATCTTTCGTTAAGAGATCTTATAAAATCAATTTGTTTTATATTATCTGGTAAAACTGCTTTAATATCTAAAACATTCGTTGGGGTTTGGGTAGTATTAATTTTTAAATTATAAAACGTTACACGAGTATCTTCAGCAAAACTACTAATAATATTACTATAAAATTGAATTGTCTCATTTGCAGCAAAAGTATGGAAGACAGAAACAGTTATTGTTCCACTAAGAGAAGTTGGTGCAAAAAAATCAACACCAGATTGATAAGTCGGAGAACCTCCAGGACTACTAAGAGCAAAAATAAATATTTCAGATCCAGTAGGTACAATATTAAAAGGATCCCATTGGTAATCAGCAGTGAATGTAAATTCATATGGACCAGGAACAGATATTGTAAAAACCTGGGAAGACACGTTAAAGTTATTTCCAAAATCAAATGCTGTATTTAAGTTACTTATTCTTTGTACACCAAGATTATTATGAAAAAAAACATTATTAGTTAATTGTGCATTAACATTTTCTACTGCACCAGTACCTCCAGTAAATCCTGGTTCGTATAAAGTTGCCCTTGCATACTTGTCTGAAATAATGTAAAGATCTTTAAATTCATCTCCATAAGTAGGAGATCCAGGCACACCACTAGGACTAACATAAGAGTTACCTTGAATGTATTCTGATTCATAACTGAATTCTGTTCGATCAAAGATTGCATCCCAAATTGCTTTTACTCGCAAGGCAGGTTTCATCTGACCTTGAAATAAAGGAAAGTCAGGATTACAAAATGGTTTAGAACCAGTTGCGCCTAGGCTTCCGGTTGTTGCCATTGTTGGAATAATAGGAAAACTATTAACTCCTGCCCCAGTATAGTTGTAACCCCATTCACACAATGGATAAACAATGTCTCCAACTTCTCCTCCTGTACCACCAAATCCTTGCTTCCAAGAAAGAATAATGTTTTCGTAGTTTAATTCGTGGTTATATTTAGAAAGATCTAAATCCGTTAAAAATCCACCTTGATTTTTACCGGTTGCGCCAGCTGGACTTAATCCTATTTGGGTAGCAAAGTCAGAGACTTCACTTACAAATAAAATTTCATATTCAATTTTACTAGTAGCATCTTCACGATACACATTCATCAACTGAATAACACCCATCATCCAAAGTTGACCTTGATTATTAATGTAAGCCTGTACCTTTACAGCAGGATCAAATAGTGTTTGGTTAACATTAAATGCCTGTTTAAAAAACTTACCATTCGCAGATGAATGTGGTATTCTAAAAGTTTGTGAATATGAAGCAGCAGTAATAGTAGGATCCATTACATCTTGTGCTCTTAAATTCATTTTAATAGGATCTGTATCGTACAGATCTAAAAGAATCCAAGCATAAGGATCGTTTATATCATCATATCTTCTAACAAATAACTGCGGTAACGGCCTCATATTAAATATTTTGCATTGTCTGTTCGGTACTAAATTCTAGTACAAAATTAGCAGTAAACAGTTTAACTTGTTTTATAGTTTTAACTGTGTAAGATTGTTCGCTTACCCTACATGTAAACGGAAAATCTTCTTCTCCAATATACACCCAGGTCTGTGAACTTTTTACAATTCCTTTTAGGAACTCTACATCTTCCTGTGTTAGAAAATCAGAAGTAATTTGCCATTTGGTTTTTATTGATCTATTATACTGGCGTGTTCCACCCTTTAACCAATTCTGTGTTGTATCATTACTTAGAACTACTGGCGTAGTGCCACTAAAATCAACTTCAGTTTGGTAAAAAGTTTGTCCTGTAGCATCGATTGTTTCCTCTGCCTTCATTTCAAAGTTCCAGTAATCTCTACCACCTAATGAATTTAGCCAGCAAATTCTTGCTCTTGGATATAAGTAAGAACTACAATCTTCAACTAGATCTATAGTTAGTAATTCAGATACTGGAACAGAAGGTGCACCGGTGTATCCACAACCACCAGTTATGTTTAATTCATTAAAAAGTTGGACTGAATAAGAACTTGGTATTTGACCAAGAGAAGAAAACACTCCCAGATCTTCAAGATCTTTTGGCCCAACTCTTAGAGATAAAAATTCTTGATTGTTAACATTAGAGTAAGATCCTGTTCCTGAATAAGCAATAGAACCACCGCAAGAATATCTTGGACCACCGCCAAAGTTTTGTTCGTAGTTACCAATAGCATAATTTCCTATTGCTCCTGTAGCAGAATAAAAAGTAAACCAAGCAACTTTAGGCGAAGCGTTTTGTAATAGACTTGGCGATCCAGCAAAGTATTCATATACTGGATTTCTGTTTAAAAATGTAATAGCGTATCTGTCATAAACTAATGCTTCAGCAGAAATATTAAGAGGAGGAGCATCAGCGGTTGTTTGCCACGCACCCCCAGTTGTAGATCTTGGATATTCAGAAAGAAAAAGACCAGGACCACCACAAGTACTAGACGGATAAACTGAATCGTTTTTTAGAACATAAGGTGCTACATAACCAAACAGACCATAATAATCTGCTGCTCCTGTTTCTTGTACTGCTAAATGTTCTTGTTGTCTTCTCCAATCTAATGAAGCGGGTAGAACAATAACAGGAAGAATATCATCATCATCTGTCGGATCTTCTTCGTCGTAATAACCCTGTGCTCCTAATGGATAAGCAGGATCACCTTCATCTTCTACAGCGTTGCCTAAACCATTATAAGTTACTGGATCTGCCCCAGCAGTAGTACGATACTGTTCGCCTACATACAACTTAACATTACACACTGCATTTGTACCCATTTTAAACGGTGTACTTGTAGGCACGCCTACTTCATTAGCAAAATCCCCTATTTCTAAAAAAGGATCTACCATAGAACTTACATCGATCATACCTGCTCCTGCTGGATTAGGTCTTTGAATAAAACGGTTTATGTAAACACTATCAATATAAAGATCAAAAACATAATTAAAATCTATCTCTGTTATTTGATCAGAAGTTACAGACCAAATAATAGGATTATATCCGGGTGAATAAAATTTAGGTCTAAAATTAACTGCGGTTATCATCTTATATTATTATATTTTTGAACCACTTTTTTAGATTCATTTTCAGCTGCACGTAATGCGTCTTTTTTGTAGGCAAGGAAATTAAAGGCTTCTCTAACTCCAAGTTCTGTAACTCTTGAAATCTCGAGAGGATTGTCTCCAGCCAGTCCGACGAAAGTGACGTACCACCCTTTCGCAATAGATC